GTGCTGCCGCAAATAACTTTGCTGCTGCAACTTATCTAACACAGTCAGCATTTAATTCTGCTAATGCTAACTCAGTGTCACAATCTGCAAACGTTAACGTTCTGGCTGCATCTTTTGTTTCTAATATCCAATCATTGTCTGCCAACGTTAATACACTGGCAGCAACATTTGCTAGTGCCAATGCCAATAGTATTTCTCTATCTGCAAACGTTAATGTATTGGCAGCAGCAGTTGTTGCTAACGACGCTTCTCAAGGCGCAAATATTGCAACGCTTGCAGCAGCATTTGTTGCTAATAGTCAAACATTAAGTGCTAACGTTAACACTCTTGCTGCCACTTTTGCTTCTGCTAATGCTAATAACATTTCATTAAGCGCCAACGTTAATACACTCGCTGCCGCTCTAGTTTTGGCTAATACATCTTCACATGCTGACATTGATGCTTTATCTATTGTCGCAAATGCAAAGGTGTCGTCTGTAACAGGTACATCTGGTCGTATTACGTCTTCTGGTGGTACTACTCCAGCAATAGACTTAGCAACAGCAGGTGCTGGTGCTGCTACTTATAGTTCTGGTATCTCGGCAGTCACAGTAGATGCTTATGGTAGAGTTACATCTGTTACAGGTAGTGCTAATTATGTTGTTTCTGGTGGTGCTCTAGGCACACCTTCAAGTGGCACATTAACAAATTGTACCTTCCCAACATTGAATCAGAATACAACTGGTTCTGCTGCTAAGTTGGCGTCACAAGGACAATATGCAAATAGTGCTCCTGGAAACACAAGAGGTTCAACAGGATTAAATCTATACGAAGTTTATAGTAATGGTTATCCGACAACATATGGTAACATTCTACATATGTATGGTGCTGGCGCTGGACAACTTTTAATTGGTTGGTCTGGTGTTGATGGACAAACTACTGATAACTTTATCAGATCAAAAAGAGATAATGATACTGGTGCTTGGTCTTCTTGGGCTAAAATCATTACAGATCAAAACATCACCAGTTATGGATATGTAACTTCATCTGGTGTTACCTCTATTACGGCTGGTACCGGTTTGTCTGGTGGCACCATTACATCTACTGGTACAATTTCACTACCTTCGACTGGTCCTGGTGCAGGATCATATTCATCTGGCATCTCAGCACTGACTATCGATGCACAAGGTCGTATTACTGCAATTACTGGTTCAGCAGGATATCTAACTGGTGCCTCGACAGTTAACATCGGAACAACCAACTTTGCCCTTAACAGAGCAAGTGGCGCACAGTCACTAACTGGTGTTAATATTGATGGATCTGCGGGATCTGCAACTACCGCCACTACAGCAACTAACTGGGGCGCATATGGTGCTGTTCCAGCAGCGGGATCGTCAGGAGGTACCCCAAGCACTATTCCTCGTTCTGATGTTAATGGTTACACATATTTTGGTTATATTAATAGTAGCACTGGCAACTCTGAAAATCCTGCAGTTTCTCAGGTAATTGTAACAAACGGTTCTGACAACTTTTACAGAAAATCAGCAATAGCAAATTTTACAACATATCTGACAGGAACAGCATCCGGTTTGACTGCTGGTGCTGCAACTAATGCAACTTATCAGGGACCCTCAGGTACAACTAATGATTGGCCTGCTTCTTTCCGAGATACACCAGTGCATACCACTTCGTTCAGAGAAATGTCTGCCAATGGTCCTACTGGTACTTGGTGGTTCATGGAGAACATGCGACACACTAACGGAACTAACTTTTGGGGCCGTCAAAATGCCTGGGGATGGGAAGATAATGCGAATGAGCTTTATTCAAGAAACATTACAGCAAATACTTATAGTTCTTGGGTAAGATTCCTACACTCAAGTAATTATAATTCATACGCTCCAACTTTGACTGGAACAGGTGCTTCTGGTACTTGGTCAATAAACATTACTGGTAATGCTACTAATGCTGCGTTTCTTAGACAGACTGATGGTACAGGCCTCATGACACCTGCACAATCAATCACAACCAGTGGCGCCAGAGGTACAAGTCTTAATCCTAGCACATACAACTATGGCATCTTTTCTGAATTTAAGAACTCTAGTTTGTATTCATCTACAGGTAATTATTCTGGTCTGATTACATATGCGCCTTGGGTAGGAACAGTAGCATCTACAGGTGATCCATCTTATCAGTTACTATTCTCACCAAGCGGTGCAAATCTTACAGAAAATGCTGTATTAAAAATCCGTGCTGGTATTGATAGCACATGGGGATCCTGGAGCACCATATTTCATTCTAATAATTATGCTATCACAAGTAATAGCACCGCAAGATTGTGGGCTAATACTGTAACAACAGCAAACACGAGAACCGTTTTTCTTGATCTTGCAACATCTGGTGTTACTGCTGCTGCATATTCATCTGGCATTTCTGCTATTACGGTTGACGCTTATGGTCGTGTTACTTCGGTTACTGGTTCAGCAGGATATGTTACATCTTCTGGTGTAACATCTGTTGCTGCTGGCACAGGTCTTTCAGGAGGCACTATCACTTCAACAGGCACTATTTCTATGCCTAATGTTGGTCCTGGTGCAGGTTCATACTCATCTGGTATTTCTGCCATTACTTTGGACGCACAAGGTCGTGTCACCGCAATTACTGGATCAGCCGGTTATGTTACATCTTCTGGTGTTACTTCCATTACGGCCGGTACCGGTTTGTCTGGTGGTACCATTACTTCCACAGGTACAATTTCACTACCTTCAACTGGACCTGGTGCAGGCTCATACTCATCTGGTATTTCTGCTATAACAATTGATGCTCAAGGACGTATTACTGCAATTACTGGTTCTGCTAATTACGCTACTACATCACAGTTATCAAGTTACGCCGCACTATCAGGAGCAACATTTACTGGGGTTATTGTTGGTAGAACTGATACTGCTGCCAACACATCTGTTGCTAATGATACTGGATCAATGTCAATTAGAGGTTCAACCACAGCACCAGCAACAGTATCTTTCCATAGAGCAGGTGCTTATGCTATTAATATGGGACTTGATACAGATAATATATTCAGAATTGGTGGTTGGTCTGATGGCGTTAATACTTATAGACTACAACTAGCAGCACCAGGCGGCACACACACTTTTAATGGAACTGTTTCTGACTCACATGGAAATCTTCGTAGAGCGCCGGTTGATAGTAAATCGGCACAATATACTCTAGTGGCAACAGACACTGGTAAAACTATTTCAATTACTACTGGTGGTATTATCGTTCCTGCTAACGTTATGAGTGCTGGTGATATTGTTACCATATTCAATAACTCTGGATCGTCTCAAACAATTACTACAACTGGTGTTACAGCATATCTTGCAGGAACAGCAACTACAGGTAATAGAACACTTCTTCAAAGAGGTGTTGCTAACATCTTATGTGTGGCATCTAACGTATTTGTTATATCAGGTTCAGGTCTGACTTAATGTCTAGTAATCAGATTTTATTTTCATCTTTCAAAGAACCACAAACAGGTCAAGCAGAATATACAACAGCAGGAACATTTACGTGGACCTGTCCTGAAGGTGTATATACTGTATCTGTGGTTTGTATTGGTGGTGGAGGCGGTGGTTGTTTTAATGCTTCTGGCGGTGGAGGAGGCGGCGGCGGAGGTCTAGGATATAAAAATAACATATCTGTTAGCCCTGGCACAGGATATACAGTAGTTGTTGGTGCTGGAGGTGCTGGAGGTGCAACAGTTGGTAGTGCTACTGCGGGCGGTCAAAGTTATTTTTCAGCGGCAGGAACAGTTGCAGGAAATGGCGGCGGCGCCGGCGGTGTAACAGCAACAACTAATGGTGGTGCAGGCGGCGGATATACAGGCGATGGTGGTGGTAACGGTGGTAATGGTGGAACCGCTGATGCGGATTCTGGATCTGGCGGAGGTGGCGCCGGTGGATATTCTGGTAATGGTGGTGCAGGCGGCGGATCAAGAACGACAGCAGGCAGCAACGGCGCTGGGGGCGGCGGTGGCGGTGGCGGCGGTGGTAATGACCAAGGCGGTCGAGGCGGAGGTGTTAATGTTTATGGTGCAGTAGGTTCAAGCGGTACTGGTGGTGCAGCGGGCGGCGCCGACATTTTTAATTTATCTGATGGTGGTGATGGTACTGCCGGTTCTGGAGGAAGCGGATCGGACTGGGGTGGAGGTGGAGGTGGCCGAGACTTAGGAACTTCATTTGCTGGTGCTAATGGTGACAACGGTGCTGTAAGAATTATTTGGGGTCCGGGTAGATCATTTCCATCCACTCAAACTGTTGATAAAGGTTCGGGTTCAAAATTATACAATACACCTGGTACATATAGTTTTGTTGTTCCTATATTTTCGTCAATGACAGTAAATGTTTGGGGAGCAGGAGGCGGCGGTGCTTCAACAAATACTCAGTATGGAACAGGCACAGCAGGTGGAACAAGTTCATTTGGTTCATTACAGTCAGGCACCGGTGGTGGTGCTGCAACAGGTTCTCAGACAGACAATTCAGCATCTGGTGGAGCAGGAGGAACAGGATCTGGAACGGGTGCAACAAATGCATCTGGTGAAACTGGTAGCACTACTATATATCGTGCTGGTGCTAACAATACTACATATAGTGGATACGGTGGTGCTGCTGGTGCAACAGCACAAGGCGGTGGTGGTAGAGCCAACGTATCTGTTAGTTTTCCAGCAGATGAAAATCAGGCAGGAAAGAAAACTGACGGATTACCTTATGGCGGCGGTGGATCAGGATATGCAGAAGCGCAATTTATATTAGGTAAACGTCAGGTCGGTGTAGGATCTGGTGGAGGTGGAGGCGGTAGTTCTAGAAGAACTTATGGTTCGGCTGATATAGCATCGGGCACAGTTGTAACAGTTACAGTTGGTACACAAGGTCTAGGAGGCCGAAATGCAGCAGGAACTACCAGAATTGCTGGACCAGGAGCCAATGGCACCGTAGCAGTATCTTGGAGCTAGATAAATGTATGCACTAATTTCACCTAACGAAATACAATTAGGTTATTCTAATGAAGTTTTGGGATCCAGAGTTGCACAAATAGAAGAGTTACCGTTTCCAGTGGCCGAACCATTATTTTGGAAAGAAATAGATATAAGTTTGGATACAGAAGGTATTCTCTATTATGACAACGGAATTCTTAAAATAGAGCCAAAGACTAATATGATTGTTGGAACACCATTTACATATACCGCAGAAGAGGTTGAACTATGACTATAATTTTAAATCCTGATTTCGCTCTTTGCGTTGGTGATATGGAAGCCAACACAGTTTCTGAAACAGATAATGTAGGTGATGGGATGTTTGTTCTTTGTGGTTACTGTGTAACAGGAGGCGGCGTAATTACACATGGGGACGGAAGTTTTCAAGTTGAATCAGATAAGTATTACAACATATCACATTTACATGGTAAAAAATTAATATTAAATAACTCTAATAATTTTAGTCGATGGATCTCTGTAAATCCTATTCCAGAAAACAAAGTTTTGATTCCTACTTTCTATCAAGGTCCATTGAATATCACGTTGCCAACATCAACTAATGAAAGAAAAATCGTCGTGGTTGAAGGTACTGCTATCATTAACGATAAAACTTTGAATGAACTATCCATTGGTAAGGTCTCTGCCAACAAAACAATATCGTTATCTTTGCTAGATAGATGTGCAGTTATCGTTTTAGAAAAAGTATAAATAGACAAGAAAAGGAAACAAAATGGCAATCACATACTCCTGGAAAGTAACTGGTCTTAAGACGACCACACTAAACGGTACTCCTGATGTAGTCGTTCAGACATATTGGGAGAAAATTGGAACAGAAAACGGTCATACTGGAAAATTTTCTGGCGCTACTCCATTTTCAGTAGGCACAATGCCCGCAGGTACAACTTTTATACCATTCGATCAACTAACAGAGGAAGATGTTCTGACCTGGATCAAAGCAGTGGTTGTTGAATCATACGAACAGCATGTTAATGAAAAGATTCAGAACGACATAAATAGATCAATGAATCCTGTTGTTGACGCTTCTCTTCCCTGGTCACCAGCAGCAAATACAGCAAACACCTAAAAGGAGTTATGATAATGGAAAATAATGTAAAACTTGAATTGAATATTAACCAAGTTAACGTAGTTTTGGCTGCGCTTGGTAAACTACCCCTAGAAGCGGTGATTGATACTTTCACTGTTATTAGACAGCAGGCTGATCATCAATTGCAGAATCGACAGACTCAAACCTTTCAGTCACCTTCAGTAAAAGTTTTAGATGACTGATAACAAAAGGTAATCCATAATGGCAATCACATATACATGGAAAGTAACAGATATTAAAACTCAGACAGTCAATGGAGTTCCTAATACGATAGTTCATGCTAACTGGGAAAAGACTGGTGTTGATGAAGATGGTTACTCAGCAACATTCAAAGGCGATACACCATTTCTATTAAATGGAAGTATGGGTGGTAGTTTTATTCCTTATGAAGAAATTAACGAACAAAATGTTATTAATTGGATAATTCTATCATGCAGTGGCAAATATGGTTACGATATTCAAGTAAACAAACAGATAGAAAGACAGATTGAGGAACTAAGAAATCCTGTAACATCTGTCACGCCTCCTTGGCAAACTAATTAAAGGTAATCAATGTCTCAATCTCAACCAGCAAACAAAGACGAACTTAAAGAGTTTTGTCTAAGACAGTTAGGATATCCAGTAATTCAAATCAACGTTGACGATGTTCAAGTTGATGATGCTGTTGAGTTGGCTTTTGAGTATTGGAACGAGTTTCATTTTAATGGAACAGAAAGAACATACGTTAAGCATCAAGTAACAAATAACGATAAGACAAATCGTTACATCACCGTTAGTGATGGTGTTATTGGTGCAACAAGAGTTTTTAAAGTTGGTCAAAACAAGATGGCTATGAATATGTTTGACCTACGTTATCAACTACGTCTAAACGATCTATGGGATCTATCATCCACATCTTATGTTAATTATTCTCTTACTATGCAGCATCTACAGACTCTTGATCTTATCTTTACTGGTGAGACACCTATTCGTTTCAATCGATTGACTGATAAACTTTATATTGATTGGGATTGGGACTCTGACGTTGCTGCCGACGAGTGGATTATTGTTGAAGGATTCGTAGTCACAGATCCAGTTACATACACACAAGTTTGGAATGATCGTATGCTTAAAAAACTCGCCACTGCATATGTCAAGAAACAGTGGGGAACTAATATGAAAAAGTATGATAAGATGCAATTGCCAGGTGGTGTTACTATGAACGGTCAGCAAATCTATGAAGAAGCAATCAATGATATCTCTGCGGTTGAACAGGAGATTCGTAATACATATGAGCAACCGCCGCCGTTCCTCGTTGGATAGACCCAACCAAAATATGTGGGGGTAGTAAGTTTTACTATATAGTTATATCAGATAAGAGGTTATGATATGACTGTATTACATAAACATCACATTATACCAAAACATATGGGTGGATCAGATGATCCATCAAATTTAATTGAATTGACAGTAGAAGAACATGCAGAGGCTCATAGAAAGTTGTGGGAAGAACATGGAAACGAATATGATAAGATTGCTTGGTTGAGTTTATCAAATCAGATTGACAATGCAGAAGCAAGAATACTTGCCGTTATTGAATGGAATAAGAATAGGATCATATCAGACAAAACAAAAGAAAAAATGTCGGAAAGTTTGAAAAAATATTATAGTGACATCGATAATAGAAAGAAAACGTCAGACGCAACTAAAAATGGTATGAAGTCTTGGTGGGATAACTTATTAGAAGATGAAAAACAAGAGTGGATTGAGAAGTGCAAAAAACGTCCTGAAGATTGGGTTCCACCTAAAGGTTGGAAATTAAGTGATGAAACTAAACAAAAGATGAAAGGACCAAGAGAACCATATGGTCCACAGTCAGAAGAACACCGTAAAAATGTAAGCAAGAGTCGTAAAGGTAAAGGAATAGGCGAAAGAAACGCAATGTCTAATGAAGAAAATAGAAAGAAAGTTTCTCAATCTAAGATCGGAAGAAAGCGTGTCTATCAACCAGACGGATCGTTTAAGTATTTATATCCTGATCAGGTATCATAATGGCAGTCAATAGATACTTCAATCAGTTTCCAGGACAAAATAGATTTAATAATGAGTCCATGCTTTTGGAAGACTTAATCAATGAGTCTATACAAATCATGGGTCATAACTGTTATTATATACCAAGAGAGTCGTTTGATAATGGCGATATGGTATTTGGTGAGTATAGCAAATCTAAATTCAACAAAGCATATATGGTTGAACTATATCTTGCCAACGTTGAAGGATTTGAGGGTCAGTCCGACTTCTTCTCCAAGTTTGGTCTAGAGATTAGAGACACATCAAATTTCATAGTTTCTCGCCGTGCTTTTGCTAAGTATATTCCAACATACTCCAGATTTAGACCACAAGAAGGTGATCTAGTTTACGTTCCTCTATTACATAAGATGTTTGAAATTAAGTTTGTGGAACAAGAACTTATGTTTCACTCACTTGGTAAAAGATTGCCATTTGTCTATGAAATGCGTTGTGAGGCCTTCCGCTTCTCACAAGATGAAATTGACACCGGTATTGATGAAATCGATCAAGTTGCTGCTGAAAATGCTTACACAGAAAAACTTGTTCTGAATACAAATGGAACAGGACTGATTTACGAAGAAGATGTAGTGTTTCAAAGTCCAGACGGAACATTTGCTAATTCTACAGCACATGCCACAGTAAAAGACTGGTTCAAAGCAAACGGCGCACTATTCATATATGATGTAACCGGATCGTTCACAGCAAATGCCAACGTATATGCCAATTCAACTAATGCCATATATAGAATGGCATCTAAAGACGATATGACAGACTATGTAATCTATGATATATTTGATAATAAAGATTTAGATACAGGTGCAGACTTGATTCTCGATCTATCGGAAGTTAACGTATTCGGTGCACCATAATGCTCAATAATCCACATTACTATCATCAACTTACCAGAAAAGCAGTAGTTCTATTTGGTAGAATGTTTGATGATGTTATAATTGTTAGAAAAAATGATCAGACTTCCAAAGAGGTCAGTCGCTTTCGTGTGCCTATTGTATATGCACCAAAAGAGAAGATGGTTACAAGAATACTATCCGATCCTGATTTGCTAAGACAACTCGGTAGCATTCTTCCTAGAATGAGTTTTGAGATTACAGGCATTTCATATGATGCACAGAGAAAACAAAACTCATTACTTAAAGCAGCAAAGTCAAACACTACAACCCACGTTACATCTTCTTACATGGGTGTTCCATATGATATAACATTTTCGTTAAACATCTATGCAAGAAACATA